GAAACAACAGTTTTGCCTTTACTGCCCTCACGTTTCTTTTTACGAGCAGTCTTAGCTCGTTCAGCCTTACTAAGGCTGTTCGCTTTTGATCTTGGCAAACACCTATCAGGATTCTTTTTATCTTTTGAAGTGCCACACTTGCCTTTAATAGACCCATCTGTGCCAATCCTTACCCAATCTTGTTTTAGCCATTTTTTAAGCTCACCCATTACCTACCCTTCCGTTTGCCACCTTTTGACTTCTTAGCGTAGTTTGGATCTTTACAATATTTTGAAGCAGCAAGATTTGCATATGCACTGGGGTAAGTATCAAAGGTACGTTTTGCCCATGCCTTACCCTCTGGGCATATTTTAGAGCCTTTGCTTTTTGCGCTGGCTTTACCACCTTTTTTAAAATAAACTAATTTATTTGTTCCTGGCATTTTCTTTACCTCTTCTTAAAGCTTCTTTCCCTCTTTTAAATATACCTACAACTTCTGACTTACCCATGACTTTGGCTCTTTGTTCACCAACAGTCAATATTTGTATTTTTCTGGCATAAGGTTTATTAATTTTTTTTACCTTTGCAACAGTAGCTCTAGCATCAGAAGGAGTTGCAAATTTTATACGAACAGTGTCTTTAGGGTTTTCATCCGTATATAATCTTCTGCCAGAACCTTTTGGTTTTTTTCCCGTTCCCACTTTAGGATCTTTTTTTCTGCCTCCTTTGGAAACTTGTTTAGACATTTGGCTTCTACCGATAGCCATTATATTAACTGCTCCAATCCTGCTGCTAAAACAATAAGAACCATGACAGCCCACATACGATTATCAAGATTCTTTAATTTTTCTTGAATATCAGCATATCTTCTGTTGCACTCTTCCTCGTGTCTTTCAAGTTGCTTTAAAACATCTTCAGCTTTCATCAACACTTCCATCTTCTTCTTGCTTGTCTTAAACGGCTATTTGGGTTTTTAGCTGCTTTTGGAAACTTCTTCATTTGACCAGCAGAACGGGCGCAAAAAGACTTTCGCCTCTTTGCAGCCTTACTGCCAGGCTTTACTTTACCTGTAACAGCCGTTTTTAACTTAGAGCCTGGGTTGTCTCGCCTGTAACGAGCAACACCAGCTTTGGTCATTCCTGCCCCAGATTTAGTGGATCGGAAATACTTTTTTGTTTTTGGCGGCTGTTTATCTCTCGTTCTAGCCATAGGCTTTACCTACGACAGGAATATCGTCAACTGATTACTAGAACCAGTAAAAGCAGCAACAAACGCACCACCTGTGGCTATAATCCCATTATCAGGAATATTTAGATGATGTAATCCTGTAGGAAAAGTCTGTGTAAGCAACACTTCTCCACTTGCACTTCCATCTTTTATGGTAAAAGCACCAGCAGCATCAGCAAATATTATAATCTGACGTATTCTTGATCGAGCAGGACCAACTACAGCCGCACTACTTCCTTGAGCAAAATTAAAGGCTCTTACTGGACCAGCCATGTTAGCCTCCTTATTCTACGCTATTATTAGCCATCACATAAGTAAGGATGCCTGTGAATGTTCCGCTAGTAGCAGCAGATGAGCCTTTCATGCCTGTGACAGTAGCATCAGCAGCTAGACCTCCAGCAACAGCCAAAGCACCATCAGCACCCTTTAATGTGCCTTTGGTATCACAATCAACCTCATTAAACAAACCATCTGGATCAGCAGAAGTTCCAATATCAACTGTAGGACTACTACCACCAGCAGCTCCACCAATACTTAAAAGAGAAATTGGAATAGCACCAGCAGGCAAAGTTAATGTTTCGCCAGATGAAGACGATGTTCCAATACGAACATTTGTTGCTGAAGTTGCAGTTGGGTCAAAAGAAATCTGAACGCTTTGCGTTACAGGAACAGGTGTGTGAGTACCTTTAATACCACCACCATATGAGCGTACTACGCCCTGAAAAGTTGTGTTAGCCATATAAATCTCCTTGTCGTGGCTAGTGTCTGCTTAATTGCAGTCAAGGTTTAATTGATCATACAACAAAAAAGGGCAACTGTGAAGTCGCCCTTTTAGGAGAAATATGCGTTTTTTTATTATGCTCCAGGTGAACCGAAAACACAACGAGGATCAGAAAATCCAAAGCTATAACGCTCACGAGCCTTATATCTCATATTTCCTGTATCAAAGTCAGCTTCCATACCTGTCTGCATAGGTGTTCTTTCAAACAACTTAAATCCGTTTGGAACATCAGTCTTAATAAAGAAAGCATCTGGGTCTGTTAAGAAATGGTTAACAGTGTAACCATCTGGTAACATTCCCATGTTACGAATTGCATTTACATCATTATCTGCTGTACCTACACGAAGAGTAGACTCAAGTAAGCGATCAGCCACAAATTGTAATTGTGGTGGAACGATAAGCTTCATACCACGAAGAGCAATAATCATATTTCTCTCATCAACAAATGTAGAAATATCAATTAAAGCATTTTCTAATGAAGTCTCATTTAAGTCTGCTGCTGTTGAAGGCTCATTACGGAATGTACCTCCGCCTGCTAGTGGGTGGTCAGTCGCACAAAGCTCCTTACCGTCACCGCCTGCAAAACTACTATCAAACGCATTGTTTAAAACAGCCGCTGCCTTAATCTGTTTAGTGTGCGCCATAGAACGTGCTAATGCACGAGTATATCTTGCTCCTAAACGATCATAAAGGTTATCTTCTACAGCTTCCTCTGTCAAAGCAAACGCAAGAGTAATTGTCTCATGTGTGTACCTTGCAGTGTAAGCTTCAGAAGCAGAGTCAAAATTAACTCCAGCACCCTCTGCCTTAGTTTGTGCGTTGCCGAAACCTACCAACATTACCTCTTCTTCAAACGCTCTGTCTGATGATTCAGTGTCAAAGATTTCTGCGTGTTGTGCCTCATAACGAGCATATTCCATACCGAATAAGGCATTAAGACCTGGCTCTAGTTCTTTAGCCAGTTGCGCTCTTGAAATAGCCATTATCTAGCCTCCTTATGCCAAGCCTGCTGTGCCAGCGGCATACAGATGGTTGTTAATAATAACAACAACATTTGTATTGGCAGAAGAAACATCGCTATTCTCAGGGTCTTGAGATATATCGAGTGCTTTTAATGGCAATGTTCCAGTTGTTGCACCAGTTGTAACATCAAGCTCCATGCGAGAAATACCAGAAGAGGTGTCTCCAACAGGTGATTGATCTACAATATCAAAGTTTCCAAACAGATCAGCTACAGGAAATGTATCATCTGCTTGAATTTCAAAACGTGCTAATGGGGCATCAATAATAAAAGCTTCAATATCAGAAGCGGCTATTGAGCCTGGATAGCTATTTGAAAAAGTTTCTTTGCTTGTTGTGGGGTCTGTATAACGACATCCATTAAACACACCTAGAATAGTTCCAGAACCACCAGCAGCCACACGCTCAATAGTTCCAGCGGTAACAACTTTTACGAGATCACCTTGGAAAATTGCAGTGCCATAGCTGGAAGCAATTCTATATTTATTCTGTAGGTTTGCAGGAGCCGCACCACCGCCTGCGCTATATAAGCGTAGACCAAAAGAGGCATCTTTATTTGCCATTTTTTACTCCATTAATTTTCAGCTACCTTGTTTGGAGAGCCAAAGCTCACAGAGGTAGATCGTTGCGGTTTTTGCTTTGGCATCATTGGATTTGATTCTTTCATCCAATCATTATCCACAGCTTCCATTTGTCTGTTTGTGACTTTTCTATAGTGTGAGTCACGTTGTACCGCAATTTCTTCAGGTATCCTTGCTAAAACAAGTCCACCAACGCCAATTACGCCAGCATTTTTACCTTCATCAATAACAGGAGCATCAAAGTCAGGGTAATCTTCTGCTCTTACGAGTTCGTATCCTTCCCTTCTTTTTTTATGCACATTGCTACGATCATCGTATTCCATGACAGATTCACGAATCCATCTATGCCTAAATCCAACAGGTGCTTCAGGAGCCTGTAGTGTATTAGGTGGTGTCCAATTATCTACTCTCGCTTGTTTTTCACGGGTTTGCGACTCCCGACTAGTACGATCAGACATTCCTAATTTCCTTTTTGTTCAAGTTTTAACACTTCTTTTGCCATTATTTCTAATGGGATATTAAATTTTTTCGCCATAGCGACCTGTCCAGGATTTAACTGAACAGTTTTTTTCCGTCCGTTACTTTTGGTAGCTGACCGTCCATTGGACGCAGGAGCAACAGGTTGGACGTTTGCCTGTTGATCTGAAAAATTGTTTGGAAAGAATTGACGCATTGTTTTATCTATTTCAGCATAATATGCTTGTGCGCCTCTGGCATTGTCTGGATCATCAATTGCAGCGTCAAAGCCTTGAGATATTAATTTCTCATGTGTGGCTCTTGCAATATTAGTCATATATTCATCACTGCCAAACCACTTATTATCTGAAAGCCAATTCTGAAGATTTGCATCATACTTTGGCGGTTGTTGAGCAGTTTGTTGCGGTTGAGCCTTTTCTTCCTCTACAGGCTCTTCATTCTTAATCTTTTGAATACGCAAACGCTCTTTATCAATGCTTAATTGAGATAAACTTTCTTGAGCCTGAACTACTTTGTCAGTGTCTCCAGTGTCCATCCCTTCTTTTAACATTCTTTTTGCTTGCTCATACTGAGTCTCTACCCTTGCAGAATATTCACTCGTATGTGCGTTATCTACTTCTTTAATCTTTGAAGATAACTCTTCATTCTGTTTTTTAAGATTATCAGCGATTGCAATAGCTGCTTCAGCCTGCTCAAGAGCATTTTTTCTATCGGCTGTAAGCTTATTAATTCTTTTTTGAACTTTATCAGAATAATCTTCGTGTTCAGTGGCCTCTTTTACAGGCTGCTCTTGAACAGTTTCTTCTGCTTTTACCTCTTGTACGTCTTGGACAGTTTCATCTTCTATCTCAACAACAAGATCTTCTTCTTCAGTTACTAATTTTGGATTTGATTCCATTATCTACTCCTAGGCTTACTATACATATGAAATATCTTCGGGGTCAAGTATTGTCGCTATAATATTATCGTCATTTATAAGACGAACCTCTAATCCGTCCACTTTAAAGCGATTTCCTGAGTATCTTCCCATTAAAACCCATGATTTCTCAGTACACCATGCTCCTGTTGGGAATTTACCCACATCTTTATAAGCGTCAGGTCCGACCTTAACGACATAGGCTGCAACTGTAGCAAAACTTTCTCTATCACGAGTTGCATCAGGTATATAAACACCACCCTTTGTTTTTTCTTTCATGTAATAAGGTATTACTAGAAGTCTATAACCTACAGGCTGTGGAAGTCTTTCTAAAGCTGTAGGTTCTATTGTTGAAGGGTTTTTTGAATTTTTAGATTCTTCATCCTTAAAAGCCTTATCTATTGGAGAGACTTTTTCTTTAGCCATTCC